AAAATCCCCAATCTCGATCGACAAGTGCCGGCGTATTAAAATCGCGGGCGGCTCACCTACGTTTAACCCGACTCAGTCGGGTGCCTGTGGACACGGTTTGTACCGGTTCCATCCGTGCCGAGCTCCAGCCGGACGGCGGACCCCTGGAGGGGTCCGTCGTTCTGCAGGTTTTTCGGTGCGGTTGCATAGTGCAACAGGCGGAAGGCTGGGTCCATACTTTGGAGACCTAGCCATGTTAGCACAGCCTAGAACCACCTCGGAACAAGTCCGTGGTGGGTGGCTCTACGACGACCGGGCGTACTTTCACACGAAGTACTGTACTAACCCGGTGTCCGTCACTCCCGATATCGTCGGCGTGGATAAAGAGGTGTGGCGGGGTGAAAAGACCCCTCACTTCCTAAAGCGCAAGCGGCGCGGGGATCTGATTCCGTACACCAATTGGGTCAAGACGACCCAGGTGGGGAATTGGAGTTCTTCGTACATCATTCAATGGAAGTCTGGTTTCGTCTGTGGTTCAACCACGGCACGGCCCCAGTCTTATACGGTGGGCGGAGATGCCTTCTCGTTTCCAAAGATTGATGAGGCAGAGCTCGATTCTTGGATCGAGTCGGTCGACGTCAATGTCGACGCTCTTGTCGCAGGTGCGGCAAGTGACTGCTATTCGAAGGGCGCGGACATGCTGACCATCCTTGTCGAGTTCCGGAAGCTCGGCCCCGATCTCGTGCGCCTTGCCAAAAGGGTGCGGAAGCATAAGCCAGACCACCACGGTACTGGTACTGCTGAAGCAAACTTCGGTTGGGGTAACACGGTTAGGGACTTGGTTGACATTATCCAGACGTTTAACCGCCTGGGTGAGACACCATACAAGATGGTAACGGGACGAGCTGGTACGAGTCTTTCGGCATCGGAGCCGTACTCGAGTACGTATGCCAATGCGTACTATTCCACCTCGTGGATCGGGAATACGACGTACAACGCTTCCTTTCGGGGAAGTTGCTGTGCGAAGTACACGCCCCCTGCTGCAAGGACTAACATCCTTACGACAGCTTGGGAAGTGATACCCTGGTCCTGGCTGGTCGACTACGTCATCGGAGTCGGTCAGTATCTCGAGCAGCAGAGCCTCCTTGCCGTCTCGCAGGGCCTGACGACCGCTCGCGGTTTGATGGTTTCTGCTACCCGGCAGGCAGCACTCGATACGACTTGGCTTGGTGGGTACACCGGCACCATTTACGGTGCAGGCGTGCACACGATCACCAAGACGATGAGGGTGCGTGTTGATCCTCCGAAATATCCAGAGATAAAAGTCCGAGCAGCCGATCTGGACCTCGTGCGCCTCCTTACCGACATAATGGCCAAATGAGGCCAGTCGATAGGAAAGCCACAGTTCAGGACCCACCGGTACTGCTCACCCTTCCATCCTTAGATTAGGAGAAGTCCCATGGCCGGTATGTCTACCGTCCTCACGCTGCAGGCCCGTTCTGGCCACAGCTCCACCTACACGGTTCCCGCGGTCCACACGGCTCTCAAGCCGAAGCTGGTGCTGCAGAAGCGTAAGGTTCCGAGCGGCAACCAGTCCATGATGGAGGATACCATCACGGTTCTGGATTCCACTGTCGACTCGGCGGACGTCCTCTTGGACTCCAAGATCGCCGTCACCGTCATCGTCCGTCGTCCGAAGCAGGGTGCTTCGGCCGACGTCACCGCCGCCCTGGCTCGTTTCCGCGACATCGTCGCGGGTGATGAGTTCGGTGCGGTGGTCACGGCTCAATCCAATCTGGCCTAGTTTGGCCATGATCTGGAAGCTCTTTGCCATACTCCTCGGCATCGCGCTTTGTCAGCTGTGGCAGACTGGTTGCGTGACTCTCGCGAGTCTGATGCACCACGTCTGAGACGGTTCCCCTTAACCCTACCCGCAATGGGAGGCGCTTGATGGAAAATCAGCGAAGGGACGTGAGCATTTGGCAACTGTGCCGCGCTTACGTCGACGATCAAACCTCTGATCTGCTAGGAGATACGGAACGTGCAACGATCCTCGGTTGGATCCGCGCGCGGGCCGTTCCCCTCTTAGCAGCCGCCAGTGACCACTTTCGGTCCGTCGCTTTGCTAGGACCGGAACAATGGCGTTTCTTCTCCCAACTGGAGGCTTTCTTCAAGAAGAACGAAAGTCTCCCTCCGATGCCAACCGTCGATCCCGTCAGGACCGCCCTCGAGAATTTCGAGCGTGCGGAGAAAATCTGTCGGATAACCAATCGGCGGTTGGACCACTACTACTCGAAACCGGATCGCCTTGATCCTACGTTGAGAGAGTGGATGGAACGAGCCTCACGGTTCGTGGAGACCCGTCTGGGGGATGTGGACGTGTTCCTGAATCGGATTCCGGAACTCGTACGCCTCACTGATGGCGCTACTGCGACACGCGCACGCCGGCTAGCTCAGCCTTACCGAAAGGTGAGTCATCGCCCCGTGTGTACTTCACGTGCCCTGCCGTTCATCCGCAGCCTCTACCGCTATTACGGCGTTAAGCTGCGTCAGGCGACACACGTTGAATGGAATCGTGTCATTGTGGTACCAAAGAACTGGAAAACAGGTCGGACAATCGCGGCTGAGCCGGAGGGGAATCTTCCCTTTCAGCTAGCTTTCGACGCCTTCGTAAAAGAACGGCTTTTGGATGTCCAGATAGACCTGCGATCCCAGCGCAGAAATCAGCAACTTGCTCAACTCGCTTCCATTGATGGCAAGCGGGCTACCGTGGATTTCTCCATGGCGAGCGATACAGGGGCCTACAATGCTGTCGCGTGGCTGCTTCCACTCGCGTGGTTTCAGTTACTTGACAAGCTTCGAGCGCCCTCAGGGAAGTTAGACCCAGGATTGGCGTCCGACTATCCCGATTTCGATCAGGTGTGGCAGTATGCCAAGTTTTCATCCATGGGTAATGGATGCACCTTCGGAATTCTCACGCTGATTTTCGCGGCACTAGCGTACGCGGTAGGTTCCAAGACTATCTGCGTCTACGGCGACGACGTCGTCGTGGACTCGGAAAAGTTCGAGGATTTTGTCCGCCTCGCTAAGTTCCTAGGTTTCGTTGTGAATACCGAGAAGTCATACTCCTCGGGGCCCTTTCGAGAGTCCTGTGGAACAAATTACTTCGATGGTGTGCTTGTGACCCCTTTCTTTGTTCGCGAATGGAGCGCCGAGATGCGGAAAGCAGATCGGTGCCATGTCGTGAATGGGTTAGCAGGTATCTCGCTGCCGGAAGGCAAGTTGTGGACGCTCTTGAGGAGGGTAGTTGAGGACAACTCCCTGCCTCTCGTCCCATACTGCGAGAACACGACGGCCGGTGTACATGTGGATGTATATCTTGGTCGACGCCTAGGACTCATCAAACCTCGACAGGTGTCCGAAAATCACCCACTATATCGGATCGCCGACCCTGAAATGGGAAGGCTGTACGTAAAGGTGTGTGACAGACGGTTCACTGTCCGTGACGTTAACGTCGAGATGTTTAAGGCCTACGTGGCCACTCATCAGTCGGCGCGTGTCTTTGATGCGCGAACGAAGGCGTTATGGTTCCTCCAAGTGACGCAGCGAGAGCTGCGGAATGTTAAGGGAGCCGTTATCCCCACCAGGCCACAACGGTGGCTTGACCCGGGGTTCCGTCCGGACGAGGCTAGAGAGTGCACTTTGGTCCCAGTCATCTCGTTACAACAGGGATATAAGAGAGACTGGGTGGCCTTTCAACCACGGCTTGTAGCCGATCACCCCCCCCACCTGTTCTGGTGGGGGGAATGGCTGACTGCACCTAAAACGGTCCAGAAGCCTAACGGATAAGGAC